AACAGACTTGCCTTCAAGTGCATCTTCAACTTCTTTCTTGGAGGCTAAGTTGCCAATAGAATCCAACAGAATCATGACACGATCATTTCGCTCAATGCCTTCCAACTGTTTCATGATATCAAACTTCAACTGTTCAATGTCTGTCAGTGGTGTATGGATAACACGTTCAGGATCAATTCCAAATGTGTCAAAGTATGCTTGTGGTGTTCCAAACTCAGAGTCATAGAACAGGAGAACGGACTCAGGATACTTGTCCATATATGCTTTAGCCATCAACAGACTGAATGCTGTCTTGAAGTGCTTAGATGGACCAGCCCACATTGTTAGACCTGGTGCAAAGCCACCATCTAACCGACCAGATAGTGCAACGTTGATCATGGGGATTGATGTTTGAATCATATCCTTTTCCATGAAGAATTTAGACTTTGCTAGAATAGCTGAGTCTTTAATTGTGGAGTTCTTTTTGATTTTATCAAGTAGTGACATTATGATCCTTAGAAAAATGCGTCAAGTGAATTTGTTTTCTCTGGCTTCCAATCAATACAGTCAAGAATGATCTTGATTGGATCCAGATATGCTTTCTGGAATTGTACATCATAATCTACATAGTTGTCAAGTTTAAACTCAGTAGGCAGTCTAGATGGATACGAGATTACCGTATCATTGATGGGATTAGGCTGACGTAGATATGTAAATTTCAGCTTTTCACCTTCTTGAATCACTTGATACTTTTTGGTTAGATCGTGCTTTTTCAGAAGGTAATTATAGAGTAGCGCACCCTTAACATGAATAGGTGTGCCCTTAGTATATATCTGGCTACTGTCTGAGTATGTGCTTAGACCATTCACCGAACGAGGAAATGATATCTCTTCAGGTGGTAATTGACTAAATTCATTTCGAAAGTCTTCAATGAATTTCTGCACAGTTTCTTCATCAGTGGTAACAATCAACTTGATCGTTGCTTTCATCTTTTCACGGATAGCTGACGGCGTTGAAGACTTGACCATTTCCAAGCCCATAACTTTCATATGTGGCTCGGCGTATTGGACACCTTCGTTGTTGTAGACGTTCAGGATGTACCGCTTCTTTGCTGTCCAGATACCTTTATCAGACAAGCCTTCGCGTTTCATTTGCATCTTCTGTGCAAATGCTTTTACATACGTAGCAAGGTCAAGATAAGACTTATCAATAAACGGTTGAATCTTATCTTCACAGACACGGTCCATGAATTCAATGACTTTTGCTGGAGGGAGCGATAGTTTATCTGGCGCACCATACACCTTTGTAACAAGCTCATTAAGCCTGAGATAAATTGAGTCCGTATCCGATGCAATAACATAATCAGTCCCGTTCGTTTTCAGTAGGCTATTCATGTAGCCATTCAGTTTGTTTTCAATCCAGCGAATCGACAACTGACCAGCAAGAGTAACGGCTAACGCGATTCTCAAGTCATAAAAACGAAAGTACTGTGAACCCATAGCACCATATGCAGAGTTCAGCGAAACTTTCTTAGCAAGTTGCAGATTATTATATCTAGCAATTTTATTCTCTAATTCCGTGCGTTTTACAGAATCTTTTTCATTCTCATACTCTTGTTGAGCACCCAACATCATCTTCTTGAATTTCTTACGATCATTGTACATGTCCTCAAGCATCTTAGGTACAAAGCCTTGAATGTCTGTGCGGAAGAATTGACCATTCGGTGTCAATGTGGCATTCTCAAGCTCGGTCAAATCTATTTCCTGATTTAACATTCGTTCAACGTCAACATTGGACGACATAATCTTGCGCATGACAGGAGTATAATCTTTTGGATCAATCAGAGTCTCTGGCGAGATATTGTATTGCATCATCAAGTGAGGATACAATGAGTTCAAGTCAAACGATGCAACCCACTTATGTAAACCAACTTGTGGATCTTTGACATATGCGCCCTCAAAAGCACCATCTTTCTTAGTGCTACCCTTAGGAGGAACAATAATATTTCGCTCCAGCAGATAGTTGTACATGATAGCATCCCACATGCGAGTCTGTGTGAATACATCTTCAAAATTGGACTTGGTGTCAAATGCAAGAGTCAGTGACAACTCCAACAGCTTCAGCTTGTTCTCAAGCTCTTCAATCAGCAAAACGTCAACGATGTTATACTCAATGAACTTTTGATAATTCATTTTATACAATTGGTGCAAGCTATCAAATTCATCATATGATAGCTTGCTCTTACCCAACTCAACGTTGGCGATGTTGTCTAGACGATAGGATTCTTGTGACTTACCTCCTGGCGCAAACCATTTGTACAATTCAATGTAGTCAAGTGATGCGACACCTTTGATTTCATAAGCAGTCATGTCGCGACCATTCACGATAGCTTTACGCTCATGAATCATATTCCATGGAGAAAGGCGCCGTGTTTGATCTTCGCCGAGAATCTTCATGAACCGATTGTACAGATACGGAATATCAAAGAACTTGGTGTTCCAACCAGTTATGATATCTGGGCAGTCATGAAACCAATCCTCAAGGAATCTTTTACACAAATCATATTCATCACGACACTTCATGTAGGTGACGTTATCATTATAATTGTTGAAATCACCACAGCCATACACTTTCATGTGCCCACCGATTCGCTTCACTGCGATAGCGGTGATGGGCTCATTGGCTTTGTATGGATCAGGAAAGCCATTCTCTGAGCCAACTTCAATGTCGATAATATCAATAGCAATATGTTCTTGTTTCCAATCGACCATACCCTTATGTTCATCAGCAATAAATGCATACTCATACTTGGTCATGCCAAAAATCTTGAAGTTCTGAACACCATCATACTTTTCAATGAAATCGCGGCACTCACGAATGGACCCAGGCTTAATTTCATCAAGATACTCACCTTGAAGATTCTTCCATTGTGTTTGTTTATTGGTAGTCAAAAACAGTGACGGCGAGTAAGCAATTTTCATTTTGATTCTACGCCCATCCTCTACGCCACGATAGAGAATGTTGTTGCCAATACTAATTACGTTTGTGTAAAAGTTTCTGGTCATTCAATCTTTCATTATTATAAATAAAGGTGTAGGTCGCGGAGCTCGAATTCCCCCACCTACTCTAACGCTTACAGGAGCATCAGCATGAGTATATATTACATCTATCAACACCGTCGGAATGATACCGGAGAAATTTTCTATGTCGGTAAAGGCAAAGGAAAAAGAGGTATCCAGACAAACAGCAGAAATAAACATTGGAAAAACATAACAGCCGTAACAGGTTATACAGTTGAAATTTTGTTTGAAAATTTAGAGGAATCTGTTGCGTTTCTCGTGGAAATAGGACTAATCACAAAATATAAATCCGAAGGAAAAAAGTTATGCAATTACACCATTGGCGGAGATGGTCGTTCAGGTGTGAAACATAATGTTCAGTCCAAAAAGATAATGTCACAGAAAAAAACTGGCATCAAACTTTCAGATGATCACAAAAGAAAGATTAGTGAAGCCAGTAAAGGAAAAGTCATTTCTCAGGAACAACGCAAAAAAATCAGCGATTCACTCAAAGGCAGAAAGTTGAGTGATGATCACAAGAGAAAGATTCGTGAAGGAATAAATAAAATCAATATTTTGGTATAGTTGATGCAATCTGGATGCCTGATCCGAACATTGTATTATACTGATTTTCAAGCTCACGCACAGGTGAATTTATGGTAAGAATGTCACTGCGATATATTGTGATACCAGTTTCAAACTCTTGTGCATATTCCAGGTATGGAATAAAGCCTAGCATTGGACCATCTTTGGTCACTTGGGTTGCAACTTGAACAGGCTTCTTGATACTAATCAAGTCACCTCCTTGTTCAACATCACCAAGAACCGTTTGATTGGTTTTGAATGTAACAAGTTTCAATGTCATCGTGCTGGCTCCAGCAACTTGTTGACATTGGCTTCACCGAAAAATGTTTTCAGTGTCACCCACTTCTTAGGAAACAACATTTCACGACCACGGAAGTCATTGATGTTCAATGTTGGATCATTGACCAAACCAACAAGCTCGACCATATTGTCAAACTCACGCAGAAACAAGTCATACCTGTATGCTTGTAGATTGTTAGCTACAGCCAATTTATAGGCTAGCTTTGATGTATCGATATTATTCAATTTCGATGTTACTCCATTGTCTAAGTTTTTCAAATTTATGTTGTTTAGCAAGCATTAGTCCTTTCCATTCTACGCCAACGTTCTTTTTTACAAGCAAATCAATCATTGCTAACAGATCACCCAATTCTTCTTGGAGCATCTGGATATTCGTACAATCTTTACCAGGTTTTATCTGGTCGGGACCAAAACGAAAGCACTTACTGATTGCTTGAGTTACCTCTGCACATTCTTCTTGGAGAATAAGCAGTATCTCTCTGGTATCTTCGTTCATTATATCAGGCTTTCACAAAAGGTGCAAGAACTGGAGCAGTCCAACCCTCAGGTTTTAGAACTTTACCATCAGCGCGTTTGATAACTTTACCTGTGTTTATGTCAATTTTAGCTAAGTTACTTCGCGCAACCTCTGTCCATGCTCCATCAACATCATAACCTTTCATCTTGCAGTAA